TAGCTTTACCGTTAGCCATTGATATGAATGGGTCACGAACACCTTGCAATCTTAATTGCACAAATTTACCTAGCATTTTTTTTACTCCAATTTAACATTTTGCAGTTTTCAGGCCATAGGGTCATTATAAGTAAATCACCGTTACGACCTGCGTCTTTTAAAGTTGTTTCTATTACAAACCCAATCTTATGATTGAGGCTTATTGCTTTGTGGTTGTCGGCTTCTACGGTAGCTGTAAAGCGTTTAACCTTTACTTGATTAAAAATGTAATCTACTACTGTAATCCAGTAACCTTTAGGTGGTGGTGAGTCTATTCGTTGATGGCCAAACATATTGTTGCCGTTCCAGTTTTCAAAAGCCGTTCCAGCAACAATAACACCATCTATTTCCCAACCAAGAGCTGTCATGCCCTCGGTATAAGAGCCTACCTTTTCCATCACCCAACGAGCTACATATTCGCCTTGGACTAGCATAATAAATAATCCTATAATATGGCTTGACTTTTAATCAAAAGTATGTTATACTATCCACTTTCAATAGGAGAGCAACCATGAAATTTATAATCGACAATAACGGATGTTGGAACTTTACAGGAAGTATTAATCAACACGGTTATGGACGAATAAAATTAAAAAAACAAGAATATTTGGCACATCGCTTAATGGCTCATTTAACTATAAGACCTTTGTCATCAGAAACTCAAGTAGTTGCTCATAAGTGCGATAATCCAACTTGTATAAATCCAGAACATTTATTTATTACTACTGCAACAGGCAATATGGCAGATAGAGATGCAAAAGGACGAATGTCAAGAGGAGATACTCATCCAAATGCAAAACTTACAGCCAATAACATTCTAGATATTCGTGCTTTATATGAATCTGGTATTTCTCAAGCAGAAATATCTAAAAAATTTAATGTATGTCAACCATCTGTATATAATATTGTACACAGAAAAACATGGAAACATGTCTAAAGTATGGCGCCGCCCTCAATAACAATGTCAGTGCCTACCCAGCTTACATTTAACTGCGCTGATAAAACCTTGACCACAGGTGCGCCATAATAACCAACACCATTTAGACCTTGCCAGTTTTGATACACAGTAGGAGAACCACCAAATGCAGACGCATCCCATATACCACTGTCCCACACGCCATAGTTTACAGGCACATAGTTTAAGATTGTAGATGTATCGGTTGTGTCAAAGTCTATATTAACGCCAGCATACACAGATGGCGTTCCATCAGCCCTTAATATAGGGCGTGACATAGTAAAGCGTTTTAACTTACCTGCGCCACTAAAGTTGTTAAATGCTTGCAAGCCAAACGATTGAATGTTGTTGCCACCGTCTGTATTGCTATTGTAAGCGTGAGCTACATAACCATTGCCACCAAAGTAAGGCTCGTCTTGAAACATCTCCATGCAATTGGAGTTCCAATTGGTGTAGTTACACCATGAGCCTGTAATAGTGTTCATTACATATTGCTGTTGATTTACACCTTCTTGCACAGGCACATTTAACCATAATTGGTTAATAGTTGGCACATACATTAATTGCCAGCCAAAGTTAGTAGCATAGTTAGTTACAGCTTCACTAATAGCAAACTGTATTTTATCGGTAATGGCTACCCTAGGTTGAACTCTAGATGATTGCAAAGCACCTGATAATGGCACTACACCATCTTGGCAAATAATAAGCATATCGCCAGCGTACTTGTATAAGCTTCTAGGGCCTATTGGCGCACCAATATCCCATACACCTACCATAGACCATGTTGTAACTGATGTAGGGTCTATGCCTTGATACACGATAATTTGACCTTTGTTGGTCATAATTACATAGTGGTCGTTTACACCTTGGCCAGCATCAATTGTCCATGTGCCGTGAGCTACAATGTAACCGCCCTTGGTCATAAATGAAGCTATGTCTACAGCAGCCGCAGCACCAGCAATAGAATCTACTGGTAGATACCAAACTTTAAGGCTGTTTTCTTGTATAAAAAACTGTCTTTCAGCGTAAAGTATAGGGTCACGCAATGTAGTAGCCGTAACGCCTGTTATAGCAGGTGTAGACCATGTAGAGCCATTATAGTTACGAGGTGCATCTACACCATTAGCCATAGATAGGAAATTGCCACCAGAGGTTGCAATGTTGCAATAACCCCAGCGTGAATTAGTTAGCCCAGACAGCACAGCAGCCCCTACAGCGCCTGATGATGTTACATCGTATACTTTGCCATCAGCGATAGCAAATAATTCGTCTGTAGAGCCTCCAGAGTAGGCCATGATGGTTTCTACTTGACCTGTAATACCTGTAGCGTGTTTTGTGTAACCTTTACGCATTACACATTCTGTTGTAGCTGGAAACCAGTTATTTAACACAACTGCGTCTAGCGGACTCATTGCTGCCAATGAATCTCTAGCGTTCCATCCACCTACTGGTGCTGGTAATGATACTGGCTGTGATACAGCTCTTTTAGCTATAGCCATTGTTAAGCTCCGTAGTTAGCGTCTGGAATGTTCTCCCAACCAATTAGGACATTGGCTGTTCTTGGTGCTAGTGATAGTGTAGCAGAACCTGCATCGTTTGCTTTGGCAATGTTAAGTTGCATATCATAATCACGCTGGAATGATGATGTATCAAAACCTTTTATCTCAAAGTATTTCTTTTTAAGCGCCAACACCATCAAACGGTTAGGGTAGATACAAGTATCAGTGTCCGCTAAAAATTGTAATTGTGTTGTGCCTGTGGCAGATGTTGCCCAGTTTGTTGAGATGTACTCAAAGCTTAGATATTCGTTAGTAGATGTAAGTGGCCATATTTGAAACTTCTGACCCATGATACGCCAACGAATACGAGGGCCAGTTGAAATGTAGCTAGACTTGAGCCATTGCCATTGTTGTGGTGTTTCAGGGCCTAACATTTCCCAGCGTTTAGATTTGTCGTATTGTGTGCGGTCTGTAATACGGTCAAAGCCTGTAGGCAAGTCATACATAACTTGACCAAATACATAGTTGCCTGAACCATCGCTAGTCGCAGCACTATTGATTGTAACGGTAGTTCCAGTAGCAGACACCACCTGTGTGCTTTGAATGACACCTTCACCTTGCACTTGGAAGTTACCTGCGCCAGCTGCATTAATAAACGCTACTGTAGCAGGGTCTACACCTGTAATTACGCTAGTGCCATTAATGATAGCACCATCTGATTCAGAGTATTGTGAATACCAATCGTATTCAACATTTAGAGCTTCCCATGGATACTCTCTCGCAATTTCGTTACCAGCCGCATTAATCAAGTAATAAAGTTGGGTAACATCAGCAGCAGTATTGCCTACCACCGCATTGGGGACAGCCAAGCCCATTTCTGCTGACGCTTGTTGCACTAATTCCAAGAGAGTTGTTGCCATATTATTCCTCTAATTCCTCTGCTTTAGCCTTCTTAGGCGCAGCTTTAGGTTGATTCATTTTCTGTGCTAACTCTGCTAGTTGTGCCTTGACTGCTGATAGCTCTTCATCACGCTTACGAAGTTCGTCTGCTTGTTGTTGAACTAATGCTGTGCCTTTGGCGCTAGATAAGAAAGCTTTTGCCTTGTCACGCAGAGCTAGTGGTGACATACCTGCTGCCATACCCATTGCACCTAATTGAGCGTCAGACGCTTGTGCTACTTGCTCTACTGTGTAAAATTTAAAGTGTTTTAACTCTGCCGCTGAAGCTGCATTTAAAACTGGCCAATCGTGAAGCAATGTGCCTTCAATATCGCCATCTGTTTTCTCGTTCTGATACCTTGCCCATTGTATAGGGAAGCGTGTTTTGTGTTCTGCCGCAGCAAAGGTGTCAATTACTGTGTGAGTGTTGCCTGGGACTTCTATTAAAATAAAGTCTGCCATCTCCATGATAGGACGGCCTTCTAAAGCACTCTTAAACTCGTTACTTACTGCTCGTTGATAGAACTTAACATTCAATCGTGAATCGGGGTTATTTACATCTGTGTTGTATTGCATTTGAATCTCCAAAGTGGTTTGGGGTTTGTAGATAGCTCTCGGAATGAAAACTACCTAGAAACCCACCTCCGAAGAGGTGAGAGTCTTTTAGATTACACTGATGCTTCGCTGAACCAGCCGTAATCGCCAACAACCATTGCCGTTGCTGGTGAATCGTATGTACCGCCAACATTTGATGCTACGAATGTTGTTGCGTCTACAGAGCAAGTTGTATCAGAAGCACTGATAGAATCGCCCGCTTTTGCAAATACATAACGACGACCATCT